TTATGGATAGCCGTAGCTCCGTCCTCGCACCTATAGGCAATTGACAGCCCCCCACGCCACAGCGGTTCTTCTAGGGTAGCTGCGTTATCAAGAGCGTGTTTAATCTGTGCACAGCCCGTGCCGTTGTAACTTGCGATTACGATTCGCTTAAAGCTGGTCTTGGGGTAGTCGGTGCCCACTAAGTCTGAAGTAACGCTGTCTATGCCAAACAACTTAGCCGCAGATAAGTCCACTGGTGGTAACGGTAAAAGCGCGGCAAACGTATCCAGCGACACGGCTACCCCAGTCATCATGATCTGTACGGAACGATTGTCGCCCTGCTTAAAGTTTGCCGTGCCGGGTATACGCAGTATGCGTACAGAGTCCGCTGTGACCATTGGGTCAGCATGCAGGTTGTGCTGTGTACACAACCGCTTAAGGGCTTTAGCGTGGCCAACCCACACGTCCGCTGGGACGTTTTCAGTAAGGGGCCAATATACATGGAGCCCACCGCCGGAGTTAACGATGGTAGGCATGGGGAGTTTGGTAGTGAGTACAAAGCCTTTCAAGGCTTGCGCAGCGGCGGCTTGGTCAACATAAGGCTTACCCGTACCGCAATCTAGGTCAAGAAAGAAACAGCGCAGGAGCGCGGCATTGTCGGCCTTACGGCTAGACCCATCGTTAAAAGTTGCTAATGCAAAGTATGCGTCTACTCCAGACCCAACTAACCCGGCACCTACAGCCTCAACGTCCTCTATTGTTGCGTGGAAGTTCTGTTTAATCAGCCCATTCCGAATACCCACCGTGCAGTACATGCCTTGTGTGGGCAGTACAGATGATAAAAAATCAGTCATATAGCTTCACGGTGTAGCTAAAAAGAAAGAGGCGGCAGGTCTCCCCACCGCCTCGACAAAGAAAATCACTTAAGCTTGCGCAGCTTCTTAATGACTTCCGGTATGAGCGCTTGCTGTGGCGCACGGGGCGTAGTCTCTCCTGTCAACCAGTTGTAGACCGTGGCCCGTTTCACGCCGAACATATCCGCCACCCATGTAATAGGAACTTCTTGTTCAAGACAGGCCAAAGCCAACTCACGCACCGCAGGGTCAAACCTGAACTGCATATCACGGATACGGTGTACAAAGGAGGAGCTATAGCCCCGAGTGCCAGCTAGCATTACTCGTCCACCGACCAGTCGTTAAGGATATCCGCTACGTTCTTAGGCGCGGCTTCCACAGTCTCAGACTTAGCCGACTTGCGCTTCACGGGCTCGACATCCGTAGCTTCAACCTTGGCCTTGCTAGCCTCAGAGAATGCGGGTGGGGATGACGTAAACGCGGCGGGCAGTGCCAGCGAATTAGACGAGTCTTTGCTGGCTACCATCTTAAAGTCAATGGCTTGTTTGGCATCTTCCGTCTCGCTTTGTGCCCTAGCGGTTTCCCATTCGGTACGATCTAGCGGACGCACTGCGCGGAACTTCAACACAGGCACGGCTTCAGCTGTATCAAAACGCGCCTCAGTAACCACGCCGGTGATTGGGATGTCGTGGCCAGACAAGAACTTACCGTAGGCTTGCAGGGGCATCTTCTCGCCATCAGCTTTACCAAAGTACGACTTAGCAGGAATCTGCAAGCGGTAGATATTGCCGCCGATATCATTCTCCAACGCTACTGCAATACGCTTGCTGTAACGGCAAGCGCGAGACTTACCGTCGCCGGAGCCCTCAATGTTTTGTTTGCAGGTAGCGCAACTAGAGCTTTGTGGGTTCAGCACTTCCGTGTTGGGTACCAGACCTTCGGCAGACCAGCAGCTTGGCTTAACATCTTTGCCCTCTTCGTACTTGCCTTCGTAGTAGGTACGGGACACACCTTTGCTAGTAGCCAGCACAACGAAGTTCATAGCGCGGTCTTCATTTTTGGAGACCTCTTCGCCACCAACAATCATGCGCCATACGCCGCCCTTGATGGAGATTTGCTTACCGCCGGAGCTGCCGGCAATCTCTTTAGTTGTAGCGTCTGACGCACCACGCAGCCAGTCGGGAATTACGGAACCAGATTTAAAAAGAGTCATATTGCTCATAAAAGTCCTATTGATTATTTAGAAGAACGACGAACGGTGATTGAGTACTTAGACTCAACATTAACACCTTCAGGCATCAGGTCTGGGTTGTCCTTAAGGAAGTCTTTGAGATTGTTTTGCGCAATACGACGTTCCAAAAGTTCAGGCACCTGATGCCCGAGGATGAACTTGTACATACTTTCCCAGTCGCTGGTCCAGTATCGGGTCTTAATAGACCGTGTGAAGGAGCCGGCAGAGGTCCTGCCTCCGTCCTGACCCGTAACCTTACAGATTTCCAGCAGCTCTTGCTCAATGGCATCAAGCTGGTCGTCTAGGTCTTTGATGGCATCTTCCATCTCTTTGGTTTTTGCTGCCTTGGCGTCACGTATCTTGACGTACACCGAGACTAATTTTTCAGCGTCCATAAAAATCTCCTGTTGACTTACGTTGAATAGAAAAGGAGTAGGGGTTGCCCACGATTCAGATTATACACTGTCTAATCTAGTCGTCAAGTATTTGTTTGTACAAATCGACTAGACCTTGGTGCAAGTCAATGTTGTTTTGCAACATCGTGTACATCCGGCGCTCCACAGGGCTACCCTGTAAGTGCGTTACCGTAACGTGGTTCACTTGGCCCGCCCTATGGGCACGGGCGTTGGCTTGTAAGTAAATCTCGGTAGATGATACAGGACCCCACCACACAACTTGGTTTGCTTTCGTTAGGGTAATCCCGTGTGCCGTAGCTTGCGGACTCAATAAAAGGATGCGCGGAGCGTCTTCTGTCTGAAAGTTTTTAATGATTTCTGCACGTTGGCTAGGCGGCATGCCGCCCTGTATGGCCTCGACGCTGTAGCCGTCCTTGATTAATGCGTCACGAAGTAGGTCTAGCGTGTGCCTATACGGCACAAATATCAAGATTTTGTGGTCGGTGTTTTCTATGACTTCAATAAGCGCAGCAAGGCGATTGGACACATCGAACTCCACCACCTCCCCAGTATCCGTATAGACCGCACCTTGTGAAACCTGCAGGAGCTTGTTGAGCATGGCGGCGGCATTGACTGCGGTTATCTCTTCCCCTGCGGCTACGGCCATCATCTGTTTACGAAGGGTCTCGTAATACTTCATCTGTTGCGGGGTGAGGGGCACATCTCGTGAGGAATACAGCAGGTCGGGTAGGTCAAGGCATTCGTCTTTAGTGAACCGTATGGCTGGCTGCAGGATGTTGTAGACCGTTTGCTGTGCGTCTTGTTTGGGCACCCACTTGTACCGAGTTAACTTGAGCATCACCTTGTCACGGAACGACCCAAAGAACTTAGGTACTGAGTCGGGGTTTACTAGCTTGGCCAAACCGTATGCGTCCGTAGGAGATTGTGATGCTGGCGTCCCCGTCATGAGCCACAAACGGGTGCTGGGTTTGATAAGAGCCGCAAGGTATTTCCAGCGGTCTGTGGCTACGTTCTTTACGGCATTGGCTTCATCTACGATGATTAGGTCAAATCCACCATCTATGAGTTCTTTGCTAACGACCTCTACGCCGTCGAAGTTAATGATGACGAACTCGTAGCCCTTAGAGATAACTGCTTGGCGTTGAGTGCGCGTACCCTGTGCGATGGCTACCGTGCGGTGCATGACCGTCTTGAACAAGTCCGAGCGCCACGCTGTCTCCATGATGGACACGGGGCACACCACCAGCACCCGCTTGACCTTGCCCTGCTTCATGAGGTAGTCAGCGGCCCATGCGGCGGCTCCTGTCTTTCCCGTACCTGCCTCGTTGAACACGTAACAGCGGGGGTGGAGTGTAAGAAATTCTGCGGTGGTTTTTTGGTGCTCAAACGGAGTAAAAATCCCCGGCCAACCGTAACGCCCCAAGATGGGACTGGGCACGTCCTTGATGCCCATATTGCGTAGCATTTGCACTTCATCTAAATCCCAGTTCACTAGCAGCCGGTCTACCTCGCCATTGCTGGCTACAACCTTGCTTTTGGGGATGATGGCGGTGATTTGCGCCGCCTTGCGCGTGTTAAATAACAACGCTTTGTTGTCAATGATTTGCAAAATGCGCTCCTTCTTGAGCTTGGTTTAGCATAAAAATGAATAGAAAAAATAGAAAAATAGCCGGGTAGCTAAACTACCCGGCCAAACCCACTTGGAGAACACAATGCCAACTGCTTGGCACCGTAAGCTTACACTACTTTTTGGCTTCGCGTTTGGAGATTTGCGACTTCAACGCACCGGTTTTGGTGCGAGAAAAACTGCGGTTAGCCGATGCAGGGACAGCCCTAAGGTTGCCTGCACTGGTCGAGGACCCACCCTTGCTCAAGGGCTTGATGTGGTCAATCTCAACATCGCGCGGTAGGTCACCATGCTTCTTCTCGTATTGTCTGCGGGCTCGGTTACGAGCCACACGGTTAGCAACTTGCTCAGGAGAGTCTTCGTACTTTTCTTCTCTCGCGTAATTTCTTGATTTAGCCACGATGGTACTCACAGGTAGATACAGGGCAAAACTTACATAGCGCAGAACTGCGGGGGTTCCATACCCCTATGTCTACAGCTTTCTCTATTGCATCAGCCCTGCCAGCCCATTTAGACAGGATTGTTGGAAGGTCAGCACGAGTGAATTCGGCCTTAACTATATCTTTAGCAACAACGAACAGCAAGACTCCTTTGACGGTGTGTATGCTTGGGTAGTGAATCATGACCATTGCAGCCATTAGCTCGAGTTGCGCGGTGTCTGCGTATCGACTGGACTTGCCGGTCTTGTAGTCAACTACACGCGCTACGCCTTTGTCGTGATTGAGGGCAAGATAGTCCGGTATGCCCCTGAACCATACGTTTGGGTCAAAAAACGTACACGGTTTAAAGTCAGCTCGGATGGCCATCTTTGCTTCACATCTAATTTCACCGCTGGCGGTAGCAAGGGGTTCGACGAAAGGTTGGAATTGTTTGTAGATTTCTGGTAGTGGAGTTTTGTCACGAATGTACTCTTCGAACGCTTTGTGTACGGCAGTGCCGTACAGCGTAGCTTCTGTGTCGCTTGATTTGAATTTTTTAAGAATGCGAACCTCATGGTACCTGCGTGGGCACCCCTCGTAATCTTTGACGGACGAGTATGAATGCGCAAGAGCCATGAAGGTCTTTCGTTTGTTTGGACACTACATTCTAGCAGTCTCCATAACTTGCACCCATACCCGACTCACAGGCCAAGGGTAAACCCTGCGCCCATGTTGGCCTCCAGCGCATGCATTCCTCGACGTACGCCCGCGCTTCCTCGGCCTCCTCTACTCGGGCTACGATGGCGATGGCGTCATGCACGGTCAGCACCACCTTGTATCGTTTCCCAATACGCAACATTTGTTCTGCAATGACACACCTTGCGATAGCTTGGCAGAAGTTCTCCACCACCTTCCCGCCGTACACCTTGACCGACATGCCCTTGGACCAGTACGTCCACTCACTTTTGTGATCGGGGCCTACAAGTTTAACCAACTCAGGGTACTGGATATGTAGCCCATTGGGCAGGCTCAACCCCTTGTCAGGTACCGCGTGCACGATACCCACTGCGTCCACCTGCAGGCCATTGCCCATCGCCAAGGCACGTAGCGAATCGTCTGCCTTGCGCCACAACTCAGGGATGCGGGGGTACGCCGCCCTGTATACGTCAATGATGCGCTTAGCCCCTGCTTCGGTTACGTCTACCCCTGCAATCGTCTTGAGGAACACCTTGAGCTTGGCATGCCCGACACCGTAGCCGGCACCGAGAATCACGACCTTGCCCACCTGCCGTTCGATACCAACGATTTCCTCAACGGGTTTGTTGTAAATGCG